CCGAAGAATATTATCGCGACTATAATCAAGCAGTAGTAAATAATCGTTGGGATGATACTACTCAATTGAGAATAGTTAAAGAACAAATAGTATCATTAGACCCATTTAAATGGCACGACAAATATAGAGAATATGAGGCTTGGGTAGATACTGTATCTGATTTAATGGTACAAGCAAATAAAGTTTATTCTGATTTTATTGAGGTATTACCTAAAGATATAGACCACATTCAAAATTATAGGGGTCAATATTATAAGCTTGCATTAGATAATAAAAATGAAGAAACATATCTGTGCTATGATACGATTAATAATTTGGAGCAACTACCTAATTTTAAGCTAGTTCGTTGCAATAATATGTTAACTATGATTAACGCAGAAAATAAAATTGTTGAATATCCATGTTATTTAGGTGTGGATATTAGTTCTACTAATGATTATGTAGCTAAAAGTGGTATTGTACCAAATACACGTATGATTGTTATGGTACAAGTCAACGAAGATACTAAACAAATAGTTAATAACCAAAGGTTTATGTTTGAACACGGTTCTACATTTGAAGTAGAAGAAATTAATAACTTTATGCAAGAAGAAGGTACTAATGGAACCGTAACCATAATGAGAATTTATATTAAATATAGTCCTATTTTACCTAGAGATAATAAGGAATTAAATCTTTGTGATTATTATGGCACAGAACATAAGCCAGAACAAGAGATTACGAAGAAAACATTAATCGTAGACCCTATTAATTATGACATACCTCAAGATGAAGAAATAGATATAACTTATAAAGTTGTAGATGAAAATGGAATTATCATAGACCAAACTGTTACATACGCTGTTGATTGGTCAGATGATGATTATTATGAAATTGAAGCAATAGATAATGGAATAAAGTTAACAAATAACAAAATATCTGACATTCCATTATATATTACATTTAGTTCAATAGGTTGTGAAGATGTTACATGTAGATATTGGTTGATTGGAGAATTTTAGGAGTAGCTTATGAATATTGTAAATGGCAGTAGCGATAGCGCTATTAACAATTTTGGTGACGTTCCTTTTATTCCAAACCAAATTGTAACAGCACTATTAACAGAACAAACCGAAGAGGCTGAAATGTTTTGGAAATTATTATATTATTCTGAACCTGATGCTTTAGCTAAAGCAAACCTTACAAAAAAGCAGAAAAAGGATTGTATATGGTCGGGTCAGACATTAGAAAATAATTATCATATATTTTATAAGCCTTTAATTGGAGCGGCATTAGATTCCGCAAATTCGCAAACTCAAATGAGATTATATAGAACTACTACTAATCCCACAAATAGATTAGATGCTTTAATTAATTTTGAGGTTGTATTTATTACAAATGAAAAAGAAAGTATGGTTAGATATAAAGGATATTGGGTAGAACGAACTGATTTGATAGAAAGTTTGTTCTTATCTGTTATCAATGGAAGAGACCTTGGAGTAGGAGTGGGCACTTTAAAATTTGATAGAGAATTGTCACGCTCTTGTTCAAGTAGTTTAGGTATTAGTAATTCAAAAACATTCTATGGAAGGACGCTTATATTAGGACTCAGATTTATGGGTGCCGATAGCGACGATAGATATTGTGGTTGATATAGAATATTATACTAACCTATACTTTTCTAATGGAGAAGATGCCCCATATAAATTAAGAGATGGTAATATTATATATTTAAAACCAGTGTTGCTTAAAAATTATATGTTGTATATGGGTGCATCAGAAGTAATACAATTGTATAAAAACGAAGTCAATGATATTAGAGTAATTCAAATGAGTTATCTACAATATCTAATTGAGGTTGTATTTCCTCAAGGTGGGGAACAAAATATCTATGAAATGAAACTTAGAGTATTATTAGATTTATGTTTAGGTGAACAATATGTAGGATTTGTTCAGAAAAATGATAAATGGAATATTGCCATTTGTAACGAAGATGGAACAATAAAAGACTTTATTACACCTACTGACTTTGATGATATAATGTTATTAATCTTAAATCAAAATGATGCTAAGTATGATAATAGATATATTAATCCTGATGTTCGTAAAATGATGCAAGAGTATTATTCAATAAAATATAGAGATGTGTCTAGTCCTAGTTTGGAAAAAAGAAAAGCTTATGTCTCTTCTAAGACAGCAAAGTCTTTTAAAGAATTAGGAGAAATGACAATTAGAGAGTTTGAACTAGTTTATAAGGCTTGTTTGGATAGTGAAACATATTTAACTACCAAAGTTACCGAGGCTAGTTCCAAATATGAAGTTAAAAATCCTACTATTCACCCATTGTTCGTTAAGGATAAAGACCCTTATGAAGAAGCATTTAGTGATACTAGTGTGCTTAAGGATAAGGGGTTTAAGGGTGCAGAAAACATAGGATTAGAATAGCAAATTGTTAAATAATTTAAAGGAGATTTAATAAATGGCAAAGTTTATTATTGGCGGTGTAGGTCGTGTAGATATGTATTCTCAGGGCTTCACTGACTATATTGGTTCATCAAAAACTCTTACAGAGAGTGGTATCGGACTTACAGTAACAGAAGAGGAAGTTCGTGGTGGTCTTGGTAACTCTGTGCTTGGCTCATATTTCCATGACACAGGTCTTACACTCAACATGACAGACGCACTTTTCTCACTTGAGTATCTTGCCCTTAACGTAGGTGGCACAATTTCAGCAGGCGCTAATGTAGTTACAATGGAACAGGTTACTACAGCCGCAGGTGGTGTTATTACAGTTACAAATCAGCCACAGGAATTCCTTACAGGCGGTGGATATATTGCATTTGTAAAGAAACCATCTGAGTCAGAAGATGCTTGGACAAAGGTAGTATTCGATGAGGACGCAAAGACAGCTACAACTACATATAGCGAAGGTGACGTTCTTTGTGTTAGATATTGTATGACAAATGAAGCCGCTAGAAAGTTTAAGGTTTCAGCTTCATTTATTCCTTCACAGATTTCTATTATTCTTACCTTCCCACTTTTCAAGGCAGGTACAGATGCAGTAGGTCAGTCACTTACAGATAGCTCTAAGGTTGGCGAAATTCAGATTAAGATTCCTAACTTTATCTTTAATGGTTCTCAAGACCTTTCTCTTACAGCTAGTGGTACAGCTACAACTGCTCTTAGCGGTAAAGCACTTGTAACATTTACTGGTTCAGAAGGTTGTGAAGATGACGGATATTATGGAGAAATTATTGAGGTTGTTTATAGTAAAGAAGAGTTTGCTGATGTAAAGGCAATCGTTGTTGCTGACGCAAACCTTGATTTACTTTCAGGCGACTCAAAGAAGTTACAGGTTTATGCACTTTATAATGGTGTAACAGCTCCTAAGTTAATTGATAACTCTAAGTTAACATTCTCTGTTGATGAGGCAGGTGCAACTTACGTATCAGTTACCACAGCAGGCGTTGTTTCTGCTCTTGCAGAGGGAACTGCAACAATTAAGGTAGTAGTAACAGGACATACAGCTCTCGATTCAGCAGTAGTTGTAACTGTTTCTGAGCCTACACCTTAATAATTAGGCATATAACGAGATTTTAAATCTCGTTATTTTACATATAGAGGGGAGACCTGCAAATGTCTCCCCTTATTTTAGAAATTTACAGAAAGGTTGGCTAAAATGTGCCCATTTCAATATTACGAAGACGAAAGTGCTTATTATCCAATGTTGTATTGTAAGGCAACTCATAAACCATGTTTATATAGAAAACGTTGTGATAAAGAGCAAAAGTACATACCTATAAGTGGGGACGATAATTGTCATATACTAATGGAACAGACTAAGAGAAACATTCCTAATGGTAGTTATTTTGTTAAAGCAACACAGGTATTACCAAATGGAACATACAGGTTATATGTTGAAGTTGGTGCTAATGTAATTGAAATTAAAACCAACTTTAAAGAGTTTAATCAAAACTATATCTACTTGGATAAGGCACACAAACCTAGCCTTACTCCTATAGTAGAAAAGAAAGTGGAGCCAAAAGTTGATACTGAGGCAAAGACACAACCTAAAAAATATACAAATACTAAAAAGAAAGCAAAGAAATAATTATGGTTAAGTCGGTAAAACAGGGCGACGTATATATGGTAGATTTATCTGTAGATAGCGTTGAACATGAACAAAATGGTGTACGTCCTTGTTTAATCGTTAGTACAAATAGTCGAAATTATACAAGTCCAAATGTATTTATTTTTCCAATAACCCATGCTAATAAAAAACATCAACCTTGTCATTATTTATTGTTGAATAGTGATTATACATTCTTTAACTATAAAAGACAATATGTTATCTGTGAGGAGGGTAGGTCTATTAGTAAAAATAGGCTTGAAAGATATTTGGGCAGGATAACTGACGACGACCTAATTAAAATTTTAGAGTGCAAAGAGTATGTTTTTGCCGAAGTAATAGAATAAAAAATACTAGAAAGGTAATGAACAATGAACAATGCGGGGCAGATAATTATAACCCTAATAGGTCTTATAATTTCAGGGGGCTTGTTCTCTTTCATTCAATTTTTAATTAATCGTAAGGATAGTAAAAACGATAAATTTAAAACATTTGAAGATATGATAAATAAAGGGCTTGATGAGAGAGAAAAAGTAGGTTTAGCTAGATATGAAGAACATAAAGAAAATATCAAGAAGTTAAATGATGCTATTGTGCAGTTAACAGAAAATGATACTGAAATATGTGAATATATGCAGTATGTAGGAGCGGAGCTTATGGGATTAGCACACGATAGACTCGTGTATTTAACTGATAAAATTGCTAAACGAAACGCGATTACATTAAAAGAAAAGGCAACACTCGATGCTATATATACACCATATCACGATGGATTAGGCGGAAACGGTGATGGTCAAATGGGATATGAACACTGTATGACTTTAAGTGTCATTCCTGATAGTTTAGCAGAAGAGCTTGATAAGACTGGAAAATCTTATCAAATTAAATAAATTGTAGCTAGGCTTTATAAAACAAGTCTAGCGAGTACATAGCAAAAGGAAGGAACTAACATGAAACTAATAAGAAATTATCTTACAGCAGAGGAAATAGGTATTATTGTATCAGAGATGCTTAGTGATGGCATTGGAATAGATGAAAACGGAAATGAGTTTACATATACTAAATCTGAATATGAAAGACAAATGATTAAATATGGTATTGTTGGACAGCTTCTCGTAGATGGACTTGATATAAATGATGATACTACAACTAACGATATATATACAGCACTTATTTCTAATGCTATTGATTTAGACCAAGGAGTTTACAATATTTGGATTATTGATAAAATTGTCAGAGAGGAATTAGGAGTTGCTAAAACTGTAGAAAAAGTCCTTAATGAAGTAATTGCTAATGCAGACGAGGCTCTTAAGGGATTTGACCCAAAGGCTATGTTAGTTGAATTAAATAATCTACAAAATAAGACTCTTATAAAGTAATAAAATGGCTTATAAACAGATAACATCTTGGAATGATTTAACAAACCAATTAAATAATACACTAGATATAGCAATTAAGAATGTATTAGATAGAGCCATAGATAAACTACTAGAATTCATAGAAAATGATGTGTATAGTAGAAGAGAAAGCGATTGGTATGAAAGAACTTATGATTTATTAAATCGCAATAATTGGCGAGCCAAAATAGACCATAGATATAATTTGGTAACTGTAAATATACATTTTAACGAAAGCGGATTATCTCACGATTCTAGTAGAGGAGTATTACAACATGGTACGGCAGGTAACGAACTAGATTTTAATGGCCTAGCAGAAATATTAAATAATCCTAGTGTTATGAATTTTGATTGCAACTTGTCTAATTGGGGTACATATCCACGTGGTTCGTTTTGGGATGATTTTGAAGAATGGTTTAGAAATAACTTTGGTGATATGATAGCAGAAGAATCAGCTAGATTAGGATTAAATATAGTATAAATTATTAAGGGGAACATTATAGTTCCCCTATTTTTAGAATTAAGGAGAAAACTAAATGAGAGCGTTATCAATAGACGCTTCTACGACTCATATAGGTTGGGCTGTCTTTGACGACGATGATTTAGTGGCTTGGGGTAGATTAGAGCCTACTAAACCTAAATTAAATTGGAGAGAGAGGACTGAAAATCTAGCCCCACAATTGGATGAGTTGATAGAAACTTATAAACCTGAAATAGTATATCAAGAAGAAGTACCTAAAGGTGGAAGTGGTGGAGTCATCACTGGAATACAACTAGGTTTTGTTCAAGGTATGCTATATACTGTAGAGAAAATGATGAATAATCTTCCTGTGATATATATAGAAGTTGGCACATGGAGAAAACAGCTTGGAATTAACTCAGGAAATCAACATAGAGATGCAAAGAAAATTAATAGCATACGAAAAGCTAATGAATTATTTAGTAAATATGGAGTAAACTTACCATTAGTATTTACCGAAAGTGGAGCCTATAGTGCGGCTAAAAGTGATGATGACACTGCCGACGCATTAAATTTGTATGCTAGTACAAGAGAAAAATATAGAAAACCTACCGTTAAATTTGGTAGAGCAAGGAAGGTAGGGTGAATAAATGGCGAATGACTTTGAAATACTTTTGCAAACTAGGCTAAATACTCAAAACGCTCAAAAAATGTATGAGTCTTGGCGGTCTAGTATACAGAAGAAGCCAATAAATTTAGATATGACCATTAACTCTAATAGCCTTAAAACACTTAAGACAGAGTTAGGTTCGGTTCAAACTCAAATAGATAATTTTAGTAATACTACTGCCGCAAACTTTAACAAGATGACAAAGGCAGTAGAAGTAGTTACTACCCAAACAGATAAATATAAAATAGCCAACGAGGGACTTAGAACTGTTATTACTAAAACTAATGAAGCAGGTCAACAGTTTAGAACTATAGTAGACAAAGTGGTTGATGGTCAAGGAAAGCTTGTAACTACCACTCAAAACTTAACTCAGGTACAAAATGGAAATCTAAAATATTGGACTCAATTTGGTAATAAAATAACTGAAATCACTGCTGATTATGCAAAAGCAGAAAATGAAGAAAATAAACTAAGACAAAGTTTAGTAGAAACTAATAATCAACTTAATCAAACTCAAAGTGCAGGAAACAATGCCGCTAGTGGACTAAACAATGCCGCTCATGCGAGCCAAACTCTTGCGCAAAGAATTACAACTGCGGCAGGTAAGGTAGCATTATTTAAGGTATCTACCACAATTGTAATGGCATTTTATAATGCTATAACACAGGCTAAAGACGCAGTTGTAGCATTTGACAAGGCAATGGTGGAATTTAATAAAGTAACACCTTTGTCTAACAATGAAATTGAAAAAATGCTATCCAACTTTGAAAAACTTTCATCAGAAGTTGGTAGAACAAAAACCGAATTAGTTGAAATTGCAACTGAAATGTCTAAATCGGGTTTTGGAACTTCTACAGAAGAAGTAACCCGAATGGCGGAATTAACTGCTTTATATCAAAATACTGCGGACGAAGAACTTTCTGCGGCTGATGCTTCAAAAGTTTTAATTTCTCAGATGAGAGCATTTAATTATACTGCCGATGATGCAATTCATATTCTTGATTCAATTAATAAAGTTTCAGCAGAATTTGCTGTAAGCTCAGGCGATATTGGTAGAGGTCTTACCCAAGCAGGTGCGGCTCTACAAACATATGGCAACGATTATGACCAGACTGTAGGTTTGCTTACAGGAGCAAGTGAAATATTCATAAATAGGTCACAACAAGTTGCGAGGGGTAGCATAAGCCCTAAATATACAGAAATGTGTATTATTTGTACAACCCTAAAATCAGTAATTCCTAAAGCCTCATAACTACAACGTAAAGATGAAACAAACTTAAGCGTGAATGTGGGAAACTATTAAAAACTATGAGGATGATATATGGTTAAAAGACCTAAGTATCTGTATATTATATAATACATAAAATGGATGTTTGATAGCGAAGTCTCGAATAGAGATGTGTTAAACGACTATCCCTTTGGCGGCTTAACCGCAATAGGAGTAGGGCTACTATGTCTAAGGTAGTGGGTGAGACTCCCTTAAATCGAAATGGGTTGCCCTTAACACGTTATGGTGAAGGTGAAGAAATAGTCTATTCTCATACGAAAGTATGAGGGCATTATTGCCATTGAGAAGTGACGATTCTCAGTAAATAAAAAGCTTAAATACTATCGCAAGCCGAATAGCAAAGAACGGTGAAACTTTAGAAGAATACGGAGTAAGTATATACGATGCAAATGGACAGTTGCGTTCAACTTATGAAATATTAAAAGATTTAAAACCTGTTTGGGATAATTTAGATGCAAGCGAAAGAGTTGCACTTGGTACAACGTTAGCGGGTTATTGATTAGCCCGAGATATGTAGATTTAATAAACGGGGAAGTGTGGAGTGACGACCACTATCTGTACTTTAAGTATGGATACCTAAGAGCCTTATATACTAAATTTGTTTGGTGACAAATAAATGGCTTAGAGTAATTAACTAGGGTATAGTAATAATTATAAGGATATATGGTCAATCCGATGCAGAATAACTACTGAGATGTAGTGGATAGCACAAAAGACTATCGAAAGCAGTCAGTTTTATATTGATAAATGTAACTTATTATGATATAATAAGAATAAGGTCGCAGAGACACGAAGCGAGTAGAGTACACCTTAATCGCTTAGAGGTGGAAAGAATCTAGGAAGAAAATATAGTCTAAACTTATAGGAAACTATAAGATAATTATTGTTGATTGTAGGAAAGGAACATATGGGTAAAAATACGCACACAACCGAGGAGATAATAAGTAGATGTGCTGAATTAAATATAAAAATAATTGATAAAAATTATATCTATAAAAATACACGCGAAAGAATAGATTGTATGGATTGCGAGGGATATAAATATAGTCCTACGGTTCATCAAATTTTAGATAAACGACAAAATAAGTTTAATAAAGTACATAGGGGAAATAAATATACAGCATATAATATTCAATTATATTTAGATAAAAATAATACGGGAGCCACACTAATAGTGGACGATAATTTTAAATATGACACAAATAAAACAATTCTCACATTAAAATGTAAATGCGGAAATATTTTTAATACGTATTGGAATCATATATTAAATGCAAATAAAACAAAATGTTATAAGTGTGGTCAAATTTTAAGACACAACGGTCATAGTTTATCTATACATGACTTAATTAAAAGATACAACGAATATAATATTCCAATAGAAATAAATTTTGATGAATATATTAACAAATCGGATTTTAGAAAACAAACTGATTTATTAGAATGTAGGTGTATTGAATGTGGCAATTGGTTTAGAAATAAATGGAATTATATTTATTATAACCACAGTTATCTTTGTAATAAATGTTCAAAAAAACAAAGCGCAATAGAAAAAACAGTGGAAAATTATTTAAAATGTAACGACATAAAATATGAGAAACAAAAAACATTTATTGGTTGTAAAAAAATAAAACCGTTACCGTTTGATTTTTATTTAATTGATTATAATTGTGCAATAGAAGTACAGGGTAGACAACATTATTATGAAAGCAACTATTTTGTTATGCCATTAAAAAAAAGACAAGAATACGATAGATATAAAAAGGAATATTGCGAAAACAATGATATATTATATATTGCAGTTCCTTATTATAATATACATAATGAAAAATTTAAATATACAATCAACAATATGTTAGGAATAAATTAGCGATTTATTTTTAATAATATTTGGTTAATCAATACAAAATTTTGTCAGCGGAACTTCAAAACTTTGATAGAGCAGTAGAAGCGGCTGATGCCTCATTGAATTCAGAAAATTCAACAATGAGACAAAACGCCGAATATCAAAAGGGACTTGAATACTCTGTTTCACAACTAAAAGCACAATTTGAGGAATTTGTACTTGGAGACGGTGGACTACAAGCCACTGCAAAAATATTTATTAATTTAGTAACAGGTACATTGTCATTAATTAATGCTTTAGGTGGGTTGAAAACAGTATTACTTACATTAGCCACTATAATTGCAACTGTTAAGGCGGATAATATAGTAAAATTCTTTACTACAATGCCTAAACTTATTTCCAATGTTGTAGGTTTTATAACAGTATATAACAATGCTTTAGCAGAAGGAAAAGTTAAATCTTTAGCTTTTGCAGAGGCTCAAGAAGCAATCGGAATAACCGCAAGCAAAGCCCAATTAGCAATTGGCGGTTTGTTGGGAATATTAACTGCATTTGTCGCAGTATTTTCTCTTGTAAATAATGCAATAGAAAAACACAATCAAGAGATTGAGCAGGCAAGAAATGAAGCCGTTTCTTTGGGAGATTCGATTCGCTCTGAAATTTCTGCAATTGAAGAAGCTATAAATAAAATAAATGACGAGAGTATAACTAGAGAAGGAATAACTGACATACTTAAGTCTAATATAGAAGGTTATGAGACCGAAGAAGAGGCATTAGACAGTGTAACTAAAGCAAGACAAAGAGCTATAGATAAATTAAACGAAGAGGCAAAGGCCAAAGTTGATGCATGGATGAAAACTAACGAGGCATTGGCCAAATCAGATATTGAAAGCCTTAAGCAAGTTACACAAAGTGATATTGGCGCAACATGGTTAGAATATATATTTGGTTCATATGGTTCGGGCGGCGGAGTAGGAATTGAATTTGCAAATAATAGATTTGGTAATCCTGATGACTTTATTAGTAATGCAGAAGCTATTAAAAGATATGACGAAGAGATAAAAAAGCTTACTGATGATTTTGAGAATTTAAGTGGTATAGATAAAATAAGATTAGAACATTTACAAAATGAAAGAAATGCTCTTTATAATACTACTGAGGCACAAGAAGCCAATGTAGCAACTTATCTCTATATGAAATCCGTATTGTCGGGACTTGATTCTGACTTGGAGGAATATAATAATTTCTGTAAAGAAAGTGTTACACAACAAGATAAAATAAAAGATTCTACTGATGATTTAAATAATGCATTAGAAGATATTAAAAATAGTTATGGATATACCAAAGAACAACTAATCGAATACGCCGAAGCCAATGACATGGCAACCTCAACCGCACAAGATTGGTATGATGTCGCCGATGCTATGTTGGCGGCGGGTGAGTCAGCAGGTGTACTTGAGGAGAATATCGAACAAATAAATGCATTAGGAGATACATTAAGCGGTCTTGAAGATGATTATAATTCACTCAGTACAGCTATAGCAGATTTTAATGATGGTAATGGTATCTCTGCGGCCAACTTAGATAAATTAATTGAACTTGCTAGACAACACGCAGACGCAATTAGCTTTGATAATGGTCAAATTAAGCTTAACGAAGAGGCATTTCAAGCATCTGCTAACGCGGCAATTAATGATGCAGAAGCTAAACTTATAGATGAGACACAGACTAGATTAACAGCGGTAGCCCAAGGTAACTTAGGAGAAGCTTTAGAAGGTATGGGAAATGCCGCTACTAATGCGGGAGCCAAATCAGATAGTGCTAGGGTGATAATTCAAGCACTAGGTGATGATGCTAGTATATCAGCGGCTAAAATTAGAGACCTTTGGAATGCATTAGATGGCACTGACGTTACTGGTTATACAGATGCTCAAAAGAAGGCAGTAGAAGAAATAGGAAACTATTTTACTACAGCTATGAATGGTATGGAGTCTTATCGTAAACAGATAAATACTTCATATTCTAGTACAGCTAAATCAGCGGCAAAATCCTCAAAATCAGCCGCTAAGGAATCAAAAGACGCATGGCTTGAAGCTTATAAAGAGGAAAAAGACGCCATCGACTCGATGTATAAGACTGGTATCCTCAATGCGGAAGAATATTCGGCTAAACTTCAAGGGCTTGCAGATAAATATTTCTTAGACTCAGAAGCACATCAAAAGAAATATGCTAAAGAGCTTCGCTCACTTTATGAGGAGATGTATAAAGCTCTCCAAAAGGCGGCTAAAGAATCACTCGATGAGATGAAACGTGCCCACAAACAGGCAGAAGATGCCATGAAAAAGGCGCATAAAACCCAAGAGGATAATCTTAAGAAGTCACACGAAGAAGAAGAGCGTCGTTTAAAGAAAGCACATGAAGCTCAAGAAAAAGCTATTAAAGAGCAAATAGAATTACTTAAACGTCAGAAAGATGCTATTAAAGATTCTTATAACGCTCAAATAGAGGCTCTTAAACGTGAGCGTGAAGAATATGAAAATCAGCTTAAGTTAATGCAACTCAAAGAGGAACTTGCTAAGGCTCAACAGAAATATATGTATGTAATGGACGAAACGGGCCGTTTTAATTATGTACAAGACCAAAATGCTGTTGACCAAGCCAAAGAAGAACTTTACGAAGAAGAGCTTAAGCAAGCATATGAGAGACAGTTGCAAGATTTAGAAGATGCTAGAGATGCGGCTGTTGAACTATATGAACAACAAATACAAGACTTAGAAGATTATTACGATAGAGTAAAAGAGATTAATGACGAAGCAGAAGAAGAGCTTAAGTTGCGCAATGATGAGGCAGAAGAAGAGTTAAAGAGGCACAACGATGCTCAAGAAGACGCTTTATCGGCTCATAATGACGAGATAGAAAGACTTTACGAAAAGGCTATTGAAGATTATAACACATATGCAGAAATACTAAATAATGGCCAATTAAATCAAATCAATAGTGAAAACTCTAACTGGGCTACTAGACTTAGTAACTTGGCTAGCTTTGTTAATAATTATAACAACCTCTTGAATAAGCTGGGAGACGGTTCTACTGGAAATAGTGGTGGCGGTAGCTTTAGTGGAGGTAGTGGATATACTAAAACAAGTGGTACTGTTGGTGGTTCTAAAAGTAGTTCATCAGGTCGCGGTGGAAATTCTGCGGTCAACGCGGCTAATTCGGCATTAAAGGCTAATGAAGTTAAACGAGCACTTAATACAAGTGTCTCAAATATGGCAAGCGCACTAACTAAAAGTGTTAAAAGTATATTTAAACACGCTCAAGGTATCGCTAAGATTGATACTGATGAAATAGCTCTTGTTGGTGACTCACCAAATCAAGAACTTGCAATTGGTTCAAGACTTAACGGTGTACCGTTGTCATTGGAAAGTGGTAGTGGAGTTGTAAATGCTAAATCTACTCGTACTTTAGCGGGTCTTTTAAATTCTATACCTAATTTAGGTAACAATTATGGCACAACCAATAATTCTAATCAACAAACAATTCATATAGATAACATTAACTTACCACAGGTACAAAATGGTAGTGAGTTTATTAGTTATTTAGAGAATTTTGATATAAATATGATACAGAATTCATATCTATCTATTTAGATTTAATACAGAGGGCTTAATAGCCCTCTGTATATTATTTAAGAAAGGATTAATTATGGATAAACAAAAACGAGCCTATCAAAGTTTGATTAAAGGCATAACACAGTACATACGTGATACGGTAGATAAATATTCAGATAAAACTTACATAGGTATCGTTAAAGATTATGATGAAGTTGAAGATGAATATACTGTTGAATTAAATGGGGTCGAATATCCTCATGTTTCAACTATAGGCGGCAGTTGTTATATTAATCAAACTGTCTATATATTAATACCACAAGGTAACTATAGCAATATGGTTATACTACGAGCATAAGGAGGTAGACCAAAATGGCATTGGTTAGACCAATTGCAAGAACCAAAGCGGCATTCGACGCGACTAATGATGAAATATTCTATTTTAACGTTGATGGCGGCGATTTGGTTGTTAAAAATAAAATAACTATTGTAGACCAAGATACTAACCAAGTGGTCTACACACATACAACCCCTAATAATTATTTTGTATATAATCAAACTGTACCAAAAAATACATTAATAAACGGTAAATATTATTACTTTTATTTTAATACATTTAACGCTGGTGGTCAAATGTCAGTGAATAGTAACTCTATTCCATTTAGATGTTATACAACACCTACACTAAGTATAATAAATGCGCCTGACCCAACTCAGAGCGTTACAAGTAGTAATTATGTATTTGAGATAACTTACTCTCAACCACAAGGAGAGTTGTTAGACTTTATTATTGTTACTGTTTATGATGATAATGGTAATGAATATGCTAGAAGTGATAAGATATTATCTAACGAAAGCAACTTATATCAATTTGCTGTAGTTGGTATGACTAATGGTAATTATACTATTGGAGTTGTAGGAGCTACGGTTGAAAGTACAAAAATAAATTCACCTATATATAATTTCAAAGTGCACACAATAACACCTGAAATTTATGCTAAATTTAAGGCAGAGGCTTTGTGTGATAAGGGCTATGTAAAAGTTACTAGCTCGTTGTCTAATATTGTAGGTGAAGTAAATTATGAACCACCAAAGTTTGTAGACAATGATACTAAGATTTATTTACTTCCTAGACAAAGTTATGTTCAGTGGACTGAGGACTTTAAAATCTATGAAAACTTTACTATGGGACTTTGGGGTCATATAGGCGAAAACTACCATCATAAAGATATAATAGAAGGCTATACTTATTATCCAGCGGTATATACCCATGGAAACACTAGAATAGCATTGTTCCCACCACAAAACTATGCACAGTGGGATGATATTATGTTACAAAAAGTATTTGCTGTAGGTATTTGGGGTTCGATAGGTGAAGAGGGAGAAGTCTTTAGGATATGGAACGAAGATGGATATAAAATTATATTCAGCCTTAAAAGAGAGGTGCCTTATGGAGGCTCACAATTACAAGATTGTTTTGAGCTTAGGGTTTTAGACACTGACGATAACGAAATGTGCTATGGTAGAACTAACTATGTTGGTTTGTTAAATCCAAACGACGACTATTATTTATTCTTAAACAAGGGTGAATATAGTTGGAATTTAACTCTTACAAATGAGACTAGTAATACATTTGAATTCGTATGGGGTACACCTAATGAAGCTCAGTATGGTCAGATGTTGCCAATAGCATTTAATAATAGTACAGATTATCCATATAATGACGGTTCACAGCCTTACTATATGGATATTAACGATTACTTCCCTATGACACATTGTAGGCTTTCAAATGGTAATTATGACCACTTACATCTTACAGACCATCCTAGAATTTTACCTAGCCAACTTACAAAAAATATAGATAGATACAGCGTACTTAACTGTAGTTTTGAGGGAGACCTTAAAGGCTATGTTGGATTTTCTAGTGAAATCTTTAGATTGTGGAATGAGGACAATTATAAAATCATAGGATATATGATATGCGAAATCCCATTTGGAGAAAGTAACCCTAAGCATTGTATAGAAGTCAAAATTTATGACGGCGATAAATTAATTGGTTACGGAAAGACTAACTATGTCAAGCGTTTAAATCCATATGATTACTATGCGTTTATGATGCAAAGAAAGAATCATAATTGGACTTTGGGTATGATAAATACTACAGAGCTTGATTTTGATTTTGACTGGGAACAGCCTAATCAAGTATACTTTGGACAGACAATGACAAGTATTCAATGGAACAATGGAATAACATACGGTCAAGGAGTAAATTATAATAATACATTTTCAAATGTAACAGATAGTATATTCCCTATGACTAAAGTTAGATTAAATAATGGTATTTATGATGGATTTGATGTTACTAATAATGTAGATAGAACATTAATTGATTATTTAGCTCCTTTGGAGTGGGATTATAATACAATTCTTAACTGTGATTTTAATGATTCTATTAATGCAGGTAATATTGAGGGTATTATAACACAACTTGGATATGTCAGACTTAAGCGTAGGGCTAAAGGTACTAATAAATGGATTACGATTAAGCAAGTTAACGGTACAATTGAAGATATTTCGTTCACTTATAATGATGCGTTAGTACCACACGGAGTAACTCAGGAGTATGCACTTGTACCTGTATCTCCTAGTGGAGCAGAGGGTGAATATCTTATTACAGAAGTAACTCCATATTGGAGATTTAACTTTATTACAATAGGAGATAAAACATTTGCTATATGGGCACAAGTTAGTTATGGTACTGTTACTAATAACCGTAAATTTGGTTTATTGGAACCTATACAGTCTAAATATCCAATAGTTATAAAGAACTCTAAGATTGGTTATTTAAGTGGAACTATTACTGCTAAGTTTTTAGGACAAAGCTTCTTAGAGACACGTGTTGTAAACAGAAATGAAGTAACAGAACAAATAATTGAATTCCAAAAATATATGGACTTGGGTGAACCTGTTTGTCTTAAAGACTATAATGGTTGGGTAATTTTATGTAGACCAACCACAGGCGATACTGCTACATTTAATTCAGCTTTTGCTAACGGTATTGCAGATGTATCATTTAACTGGGTTCAGCAAGGAGAATACGATAATCAAGATGATTTATATTATCTTGGATTTATAGATGAGAATATTTAGAAAGGAGAGCCTTATATGCCTACTCAAGATGAATATAACGTAGGATTACAGCAGAGTCGAGAGTTGTATGCTAAAGTAAGACTTATAAATCTCGATTGGCAAGAGTTAGGTGAATGGGAAACTGCGGTAATAGGTTCTCCTACATTCACCGTAAATGCAACAAGTTCAATTAGAAGGACTTGTAGTATATCATTAGCGGCCACAGATATTAAAGGTATAAATCACGCTGTAGGTTATGGTAGTGATATATGGCTAGACACCTATTTTAATATTTCAATTGGTATTAAAAATATATTTACTGATGAAATAGTGTATACAAACATGGGAATGTATATGGTAGACAATCCTACTAAGGTATATTCAGCCACAGACAACAGTTTTACAATTAAAGGTGTAGACCTTATGGCCAGTATGACTGGGTTAAGAAATGGTTGCCTTGAGGGGTTTGAATATGTAATACCACAAGGAACAAATGTTCGTAATGCAATCATAGGTGCAATTGGTTTAGCAGGATTCGTTGATTATATTGTATCTGAATGTCAATATAGCGTACCAAACGAAATAAAGTTAGATGTGGGTAGTACCATTTATAATATATTAGAAAAATTACTTGAAATAGACCCAAATATGCAAATGTATTTTGATGTTGATGGTGTATTTCATTATGAGCCTATTCCAACTGGAAAAGATGAGGAAATAACACTTGACGATAATTATTGGAATAGAACCTTAATTTCAATGAATACTAGTTATGATTTTGAAAGCGTAAAAAATGTTATTGAAGTTATAGGTAAGACACACGAGGTAAAATGGTACGCCGACGCGACTATAAGTGGTAGTACATATAATCTTAATATGCCCGCTTATACAAGTAATTATTACAGAAATAATTTAAAAATAGGATTTACGGCGCCTACTAGGGTGACTAATCCTTATGTTTCAATAAATTCACTCGGAGCAAAACCACTTAAAAATTCAGACGGCTCGTTTGCAGTATTGGCAGATGAGACAAGTAAATATTATGTAGCTAGATACCAAGAAGAAGGCGATTTCTTCTTATTCTTAGGTGCGGTTTGTCCACACGCAGAAGTAAGATACGAAAATGCAGAGAGTCCATTTGGCATTCCTAAACTTGGAGAGGTTAGAATAGTGTTAAGTGGTGGAGAGTATGAAAATATATTTACTGACGCTCAGGCTATGAAGAGAGCAGAGTGGGAGTTATATAATAGATGCAAGTTAACAGATAGTATTAATATTACTTGTGTTCCTATTTTATGGTTAGACGTAAACACTTTATTCGAGATAACTGTACCTGCAACTAATGGCAGAACAGAAGATGAGGTTTGTCAATATATTGTTAAGAGTATAAACACAACATTTGGTGTTGATGGTACTCAGACCATAGAGGCAAGTAGATATTATCCATTCTATGAAGATTAATTATAGATTAAGAGGGGAGAACCTTAATAATGATTAGTATAGAAAAGGTTGGCGGAGCCAACAATACAAAAGGTACCGAGTTTAGAGGATTATCCACTGATACAAAACCAGTAGGAACTGATATTCCCAATGGTAGTGTGTTCGTAGAGATTAATACCTCAAAAGTTTATATGTATTCTCTCAGTACACAAACTTGGCATGAGTTATAAAAAGGAGGAACTATAAATGAGTTTTGATGTAATTTCGTATGCTTTAAATAAGAAGTATACAGATGAGTCAATAGCGGGTATTAGTGGAGCTTTAGCGGGAAAAAATTGTACTATATCCGACGTATCTAAAGTCGGATTAATCACTACAATTACTTTCCAATGGACAGCAGACGACGGGACAACTAGAACCACTGATGTTCAGGTTTCCGATGGCGAAACTCCTACAATGGATGTAACACCGATTACAAATGGAAATAGAATTACATTTACCACTACAGATGACTCAATCACATTCGATGTAATCAATGGTGAAGATGGCGTTTCGGTGGTAAATGCACAAATAGACGAGTATAATCATCTAATCATTACTCTTTCAGATTCAAACGAAATTGACTGTGGAGAAATCGCAGTAGATAATGAATTAAGCGAATTAGATGACGTTGCTTTAACTACACCTAGTGATGGTGATAGTTTAGTATATGATGCAGAGTCAGACAAGTGGGTTAATAAAGAATTATCTTATGAGTATTCTTTAGAAGACCTTACAGATATTGATATTGATGTATCTGAACTATCTGATGGCGACATCATTAAATGGGATGAGTCTAGCTCTAAATGGGTTAAAGGTTCTATTCCTACAATTAAAAGTTTAGATGATATTGGAGATGTAAATTTAACTACACCTTCAATTGGACAGATTTTAACATTTGATGGCACAAACTGGATTAATGAAGATAATGAAGTTGTTGCTGATTTAACAGACTTAGGAGACGTTACTATTCAATCTCCTACCAATGGACAGATTTTAAAATATGATTCTCTAAGCGGTAAGTGGTATAATGGTGATGCAGGCGCAGTTAGTACAACAATTGAAGACTTAGCTGACGTTAACGTTGATTCAGTTACAATTGCCGATGGCCAAGTATTAGTTTACGATGCAGAACACGAAGTTTGGGTAAATGCCGATAGTAGTGGCTCTATAGAAACTCTTGGAGATATTGGAGACGTAGATTTAACTAATATACAAAATGGACAGGTTATTATTTATGATGCGGCTAATAGCAAATGGATTAACGCAGAAATAGCTACAAATTTAAGTGAGTTATCTGATGTTGATTTAGGCACTCTCGCTGGTCTTGATATGTTGAGATATAATTTATTGACTAGTAAATGGGAGAACTTTGCGGCTGACACAACTGTTACAGAAAGTTCTACAAATATAATAACTGGTGGAGCAGTTTATACTGCTATTGATGCTGTATTAGATAAGCTTGGAGATTTGGCAAGTCTTGACACTACAGTAAAAACAGATGTAGTTAGTGCTATTAATGAAGTCGTTTCTGATATTGGCAACTTGCATTATCTTGAGCAGTTTGGAACTATGCCTAGTGCTAGTGATAAACATAATGCTATAGTGCAGTATATAGGAGCGGATAGTGTAGATTATAAACGTGGATATATATACCATTCTACTCCTAGTGTAGAACACGGAGAAGTTGTTTATAACTGGGTTAGGGTGGACGTACAACCAAGTAATAACGATTATGAGTCACTGATGAATAAACCACAGATTAATAGTATTGAGTTAGTTGGAAATAAGAGCCTTGATGACTTGACAATCCAAGGCAAGTTACAGTATGACACATTGCCTACACCTTCAAATGCACTTGTTGGTAAGATTGTAGAATATACAGGGGCTTCTACAGCTAGTCTAATAACTGGTTATTTCTATCAGTGTCAGTATGTTGCGGCTAACAATGATTATGAGTGGATTAATATTGATGTATCTAGCAATAGTACATTAGCTAGTAGAATTAGTACACTTGAAACAAATCAAGGTGATATGACACAGCTTGAAGTAAGTGGTGTTAGTGATATTGTATCAGCTTTAAACAAATTAAACGTGCGTGGTATTAAATCTATTACTTATGTAGAGCCATATTTGATTATTACACTTATGGATAACACAACTTTCCAATTTGATTTGACTGTAGTATTGCAGTCTACAGACATTGGAGAGCTTGCAAATGTATTAGATACTAATATTCAGAACGGAAACTTGTTACAATATGATACAAGCATTTCTAAATATAAACCTTATGATGTAGTCGGCGCAATGAGCACATTGTTGCAAGATGCTAAAGACTATACAGACCAAGAAATTTCAAGTGCAGTTCAGGAAGATGCTTATATTTGTGATGCAAAGCCTAGCTGTACTTATGATAGTTCAAGTAGCAAATATATTGTAGTATATTATCAGAATAGCGTAGCTAAGACTACTACAGCTATTTCTAGTAGATTCTATTATAAAGATTTAAACCAAGACCCATATTGTACATCTTGGTTTGAGACAGGCGACCCTAACGTAGACCCTGTAGAGTTTACTTATCTTATTTCTACACCTGATTTTGATGATTATGTAAATAAGAATACAGATATAGTATCTACATATACTACAGATATGCCTGATAAAACAAAAGTTCCTAACATTTCTTCAATGGACGCACTTTACACTTTAGTTTCTACAGCATTAGGACTTAAGGTTAATACATCAGATATTGTTGACGCCTTAACAAGTGACGACGCTACAGTGCCTTTAAGTGCGGCTCAGGGCAAGGTTCTTAAGGGACTTATTGATAAAAAGCAGGATATTATGCAAGTAGATGCTCTTCCTGTTGCTAGTGCTACAGAAGAAGATAATATTTATCAGTATGTTGGTGCAACTAGTGGAGCATACGTCAATGGAAGATTCTACAAGTGTGTAGAAACAGAAACAGACGTGTATGCTTGGCAAGAAGTTAAATTTAGTGCAGACTATGATGCTACTATTATCCAAGGTAGCACAAATGCACCTCAAGGCGGAGCGGTTTATACAGCATTAGCTGATAAGCAAAATGTGACTTTGACAACTCCTATAGTTGTAGAGGGAACATCTACAACAACCGTAGAAGGCGCATTAGGCACACTTAACACTGCTAAGGCTAAAGTATTCCAAGTAACAAGCATGGCTAGCCCTAGTGAAGATATAGAGGGCTTGGTAGTACAATATGTTGGAGATACTACAGTTTCATACACAGAGGGTTATTTCTATAAATGTAAAGAAGTATTGCCTAGCACAGACCCTAAAGTTTATGAGTGGGTAGCATTAACATCTAAGATTGATGTAGATAACACACTTTCTAATACAAGTACAAACCCTGTACAGAATAACACAATAACAAATGCAGTTCAAGCTTTACAAGCAGGTGTTACAATTACTTATGCTGACGAAGCTAGTTTGCCTGATGAGGTAGACTATGCGGGCGGAGTAATCCTTACAGTTGGAACGATTGGTTATTGTTTAGCAGAGAAAACGTATTGGAAAGTAACGGCTATTAATTCTTCATCACTTGCTATTACGTGGACTGCTTATGACCCACATATTGCAAGTGACGATGTGGCTACTACAAGTACAACTGGTTTAGTAAGTGCTGATGGCACTACAATAGATGTAGATTTAAACGGAGAGCTTTCAATCAATTCTAGCCAAAGAATATTCATTGGTACAAATCAAGATTGGATTAATTTAACTACTGCTCAAAAGGCTATGTATACATTGGTTAATATTACTGATGATGATGGCTCTACTATATTCACTCCTATTTCTGTGGGTGGTGTTAATTATTATTCAGTAGAGGCCGCTGTTAGAGCAATGGCTACAATAATTAATAATTCTATCTATTGGAACTAAGATATTACGAGAGCGGTTTAATTCCGCTCTTGTATCTATATAAAGAAAGGAAATATTATGGATATTAATATTATTTATGACTACATTCAACCTGTAATATTACTTATCTGCTTGGCAGTTGGTTATATTATTAAGAATTTAGTTAAAACCGATAAAGTAAACAAGTATATTCCACTTATTGTTGGAATACTTGGTGTTGTATTATCTGTATGGGTTAATGGATTTAACATTGTGGCTATCGCTGTCGGATTAATGTCAGGTTTATGCTCTACAGGTTTATACGAATTATTCAAGAATTTAATTAATAAGGAGGCATAAAAACAATGGCAAATGATTATACTCCAATTAGTCTAATCCGTGGAAATAGCACTGTCATTGACGAAACATCTATCGTTGACGGTCAGATTCTTTTTGACGAGTCACGCAAGTGTTTATTCATGGATGACGGAGATACAAGAAGTAAATACAGTGGCTTGGGTGCAGACTCAAACGTAGCCACAGTTGAAGATACAACTACTTCTACACACGCCTATGCTAAGGGTGATTATGTAGTAGTGGAAGGACAGTTATATGAAGTAATAGCGGCTATCGCTATCGGTGATACATTTACTGTTGGAACTAATATCACTCAGACAACAGTTGGTGATGAACTTGTTCAGATAAAGAGTGATTTAGGTAATCTTTCAATAATAGAAGCCAAAAACGTAGGTATGACTTGGGGAAATTTTATAACATATTGTAGTAATTTAACCGCAGGTACTTATTTAACTCTTAGTGGTTCCATTGATGGAACTCTTGTTATAACTGACACAGGAAAATTCGTATTATCAACAAGAGTTTCCACCGCACAAGGTCTATTACACTTTAGAAATGGACGTAATGACGGTTTAAACTTTGTTGGAACCAGTTGTTTGTTAAATTCAGATGGAACAATAACCTATACTTCGTATTCTACTACTGACAATCATCCACTTGGAAATAATTTTAAATTAAGAAGAATAGATTAAATATAATAAACTATTACAGTTAAATTTATTGTGTCTTGTGGTGTACATCTTGTGAGAGCACGATTTCCGTCAATTTTATAAATAAAAATATTGTTCACGTTTGGGAATAATTGATAATTCCCATTATCCGATGCAGTTTTGAATGCACATCCAATGGCTCTTGAAAAATCAGATGGTGTTGTATAATTGGGCAGATATGCACGGCCATACCAATCCACGGACGTTAATGTTACCTCATAAGTTTTATAATGTTTTGCATTATATAAATCACTCTTTAACTGAAATAAATTTTAAAACACTATTGCAATTTTCTGTGTTTTATGTTACAATGTATTTATCACAAAAACATAATACACGGAGGTGGTAATAATGAATAATAAATTAAATTTCGTTACAGATGTGTTGGCAGGGTTATCTTACAGATTTACACAGAGTGAATTGCAATTAATTCAAATGGAACTCAATAAGCAGTTGGATAAGTATGGTTTGGTGCTATTGGAGAAGAACGAGATAGTAGCAGTTGACGACTATAATGACGAATTAATAAAGAGATATATTATCAAGAAAAAATTAAGCGGCATAGCCGATAAAACACTTTCACAATATATAAGAGAAACCAAGAAGTTTCTACTTGCTATGAATAAAAGGGCTTGCGATATAACCACTCAGGATATTGAAAACTATCTGATTACATATAAGTATAAGAATAATATCAGTAATACTACATTGTGTAATATGAAATGTTTTATTAATAATTTCTTTGATTTCTTATTTGTTGAGGAGATTATATCGCGCAACCCTTTTGCTAAAGTGTCTAAAATTAAATGTGACACAATTAAAGATAAAGCAATCAGCAAAGTTGAAGAAGAAAAGCTCTACGAGAATTGTGATTTACGTGGGAGAGCAATAATTGAAACTTTGCTTGCTACAGGCTGTAGAGTTGGAGAATTAGTTAATATAAAGTTGTCCGATATTAACTTTTATAATAAAACCATTAATGTAATAGGTAAGGGACATAAACAAAGAATGGTATGTATTTCAGATAAGGCTATTTATCATTTACAAAAGTATTTAGATGAAAGACGCGGAAATAGTGAATACCTATTTACTAAAAAGAATAAACCGTATACTCAAATATCTATAGACGGTGTTGAGAGTATTTTAAGAAAAGTGGGAAAGAAGTCTAATATTGGTAATATTTACCCACACAGACTTCGTTCTACATTTTGTACACGTCTAATTGACGTAGGAATGAACTTACATCAAGTACAGAAACTTATGGGTCATTCCAAAATTGATACCACGATGATATACTATAGGGGAGATTATAACCTCTGTAGTGATTATAATAAATTAACCAACATTTAAAAGGAGATTAGAATGAGCAAAACATTGATACTTAAAGACGGCTCCACCGTAGAAATGACTGGTGGAAGTGACATCTATAATGTACAGACAGTAGTAGCTAAGTTTGCAGATGTAGATGATTTGGCTCTTTTAATTACAGAAGAAAATCTTGCTAATGCTGAGATAGCAGGTGAAAAATTTGAAAATATAGTTCCTGCTTCTATCAGAGCTGAGTCTGATATTAATGGCAACGTTGAGGTTACTTTCTTTAACAGAGACAAGACGGTGGATGAGTTGCAGAATGAGCAGATTGGCGAGTTACAAGATATAGTTGGAGAAATTCTTGACGGAGAGCTTGAAGATGATGACGAGCCTATAGACGATGGCGAGGATATTCCACCAGTAGAGGTTGTTGAGGGAGAAGGCTCAGAAGGAGAAGAAGAGCCTAAAGACGAAGAAGAAGGCGAATTGGAAACAGTAGAAGCATCAGAATCAGAAGAGGAAGTTGAAGATTCGGAGGGTGAATAATGAGTGCAATAGCTAAGTTATACGCAAGATACATTCACGATGGCAAGAAGACAATTGATGATGTACCAAAGAAATATAGAGCCGATACTATTGAGTGGCTTTGGATACGTTATGGTATAAAAATAGAAGAGTAAATTATAAGAGAGGGTTGGAAACAGCCCTCTTTTAAGTACATAAGAAGAAGCGAAAGAAATATTAAATTTTATAGAACAATAAAGAAAGGATGAATCATATGAGTTATACTTTATATACAAATATTAAGGCTAAATCTATTAGTTATGGCGGTTCCCGTAATGCAAGTGCTATCAAATACATAGTAATTCACTATACGTCAAACAAAACAGATAAAGCTATTAATAACGCAAAATATTATAGAGATACAAATAAAAAAGCCGCAGGTGCTCATTATTTTGTAGATGATACTACAGTATATCAGTCTATAGATGACCTAAAATCAGCTTATGCTGTAGGTGGTTCAAAATATACAGATTGTAAAACAAGTGGTGGTGGAAAAATGTATGGAAAGATTACAAATTCCAATAGTATCTCAATTGAGATGTGTTCTGCTAATAGTAAAATTACAGATGCCACATTCAACAATGTTGTAGAACTTACAAAGACACTTATGAGCAAATATAAGATTAGTGCGTCTAATGTATATAGACATTTTGATGTTAATGGAAAGCACTGCCCTACTTCGGTATATGCTGATACATGGAATAAAAATGACCTTTGGATTGGTACAAATCCTACACAATGGAATAGATTTAAAAATGCAATTAATTCCCCAAATCATATTTCACTTGTAAAGAACGGCATTGATTATTCTCATGTATTTGACCCTAAATTTTATGCAGACAAAAATGCCGACCTTAAAGCGGCTTTTGGATATGATGAAACTCAATTATTTAACCATTTCCTTAATAATGGTTGCAAAGAAGAGAGTCGTTATGGTAAGACTATAGCTACATTTAATGTACTAGTATATGCGAGCCATAATCCTGACTTGGTAGCCGCATTCGGTGCCCTAAACGCTAATACAGCTATCAAGTATTACAACCACTATTGCACAAATGGCTATAAAGAAAATAGGAGAGCAATTTAATGAAGATAGGTCAAACAGCCAAGTTGGTAGTTAAAACTAGTGAAGATTTTGATGTATCACTAGTTGATACTATTGACTTTGTAATAGAGACTGACAAAGATAGTATCCATAAAAAGTACGAGACAGATGGTATAGTAGAATACGATTCAGAAGAAAAAGAATTCCTTATCCCATTGTCTCAGACGGATACAATTGATTTGTCACAGAACGAGCCTTGCTTTGCTAAATTAGAGGCTCAAATTAATTATGTAGATAAAAGTGTAGGTAAAAGCAAGATAGTTTCTATTAAGCTTGATTATACACTTCATACTAAGATTATTGCCGATGCAGAACCAAGCGATAATCAAAGAGTTATGACAGATTTAGTTATTGAATAAAGGAGACAATAATGAGTATAAATAAATATGATTCCACTACGGGGGATTTAACACCTATTCCTAGTGGAGAAGTTATGTACGCCGATTCTCCTATCGGCACAATTTTATCATATGGTGGTACTACTGCTCCTAGCGGCTTTTTGCTTTGTAATGGTGCGGCTGTTTCACGCACTACATATGGTGATTTATTCGCAGTAATTGGTACTAGTTTCGGTGCAGGAGATGGCTCTACTACATTTAATATTCCCGACCTTAGAGGTGAATTTCTTAGAGGTGCTGGAACAAATAGTCATAGTGGACAAGGTAGTGGTGGCACAGTTGGTCAGCATCAGAACGCTACTCAAATTCCGATTATAGGTTCGGGTACTGCTAGTAGTAATGTGGACTTTGCAAGGGTGTCGGCTTCAAATACGGATTCAACACAAAATGGGCCTGGAAGTATGTTATATGTTACAAATCTTGAATCTTATTCAACTACATCAGGAAGTTATACTTCTCGTCCTACAAACACCTCTGTAAATTACATCATTAAAGCAAAACAAACCCCTATGCCTTCGGATATGCAAGGCGAAATTGATGATATAAATGGCGAGATTACACAAATAAAGAGTGATTTAGTAAATAATCCATATACAACATATGAAATTGGAAGTGGAGTAACCGCGTCAAATGTGTCTGTAGAACAGATAGGAAAGATTGTGTTTGTTAATGGAGCTTTTACAGTTGCTAACGTCGTTACTGATACGGCCGTTGATTTAATGACTAACTTGCCAAAAGCACTAAATATAGGATTTTTTAGCACGAATGGCGGATATTTAAATCAATATCAACGGGGCACAGGATATATTGC